AGAGATGTTGCATTCTTTGCGAATCCTCCAATGAGATGAAATAATCCAAATCCGTACGCTCCGAAGCCGGGGATGTACTGGTAGTGGACAAAGTGCAGACGCTTAAGCTTGAGTTTGTCATCTTCTCTCCAATTTCTACGGATGGATAAAATAGTATTGGTGCCCTTAATTAGGGTCACAACGTATGGCAAGGCAATACCTGTAGGCTCGCCGTCATCGTCTTTGTCGCAGTACGGATCGTCCTCAATAACTAAATCAACGTGGGACTCGTATAGCGTGTAACGCTCGTCGTTTAAGTCCGAGAAGCCTGTTTCTTTATCTTTGGCTTTCTGAATGTCTTCCGTTACTTTGGATGGGTCTGGCAGTTCTTCGTCTCTGTAAAACCCACCTAGCTGGAGCTTTACAATGTCGTTCTTGGTTTTGCGCATAACGTGCGTTAAGCGATAGCACGTATCTAAGTCGGTAGTACCGTAAGGCAGGATGACATCTTCTGCTGGCACAAACATCGCCACTTGACGTCCCAAATTGGGATCAAAGTACACTTTCTTAAACGCCGAGCCTGTGGCTGGCAAACTCCACAACATGCGCTCATGCTCTGGGCGGTACTCGGTCATAACTTCGGTCAGCTCGAAGTTCATATCTTCTTCAACACGCACTGCGGCTTCTCTTACTTCAGGCGTTTCTTTACCAATGATCTTGGTGCGTACTGGCCCTTGTGCTGGGAACGTCTCGGTTATTGACTCAGATTGAAAGCGCACAACTGCTTCGGTAAGCATAGGGTGGAACACACCACACGCGCCAGACCACGGCTCTGTGCGTTCTTCGATTTGAAGACCCAGTAGTTTTAATCCGTTGACATAGGACTTTTCCCAATCTTTGCGGGAGCCTTTGTCGTTGGTAATGTCCGAGTCCAACTCGCCAGCAAGCTCTGATAAATACCCCTCGTCGAGCGTTTCTGCCAAATTTTCGTTGAATTCTTCCGAAGCCTCGGTTTTGGCAAGCTCTATTTCAAAGCCCGGCCCTGAAATACTAACCGCTTCAGGATCAACGATCTCGATCTCAATAGTCTCTTCTTCAGGAAGTGCTGCTAAACCTTGGGGAGCTTGGTAAAGCCCTTTGTCAATCGCCATGATGGCTCCTTAATAGTACGCCGCTTTTCGCGGTGAAAAGTTTCTGTCTTCTCGATCATCGGATTCGAGCGAAATAAACCCCCCTTGCCTAAAGCGCAAGAGAGCTTGGGATGTTGTATCTACGTAGTCATCATGTTCGCCAACGGGGAACGCCGCTACTTCTTCAATTACTTCTCGTGCCCACCTTGTGTCTGGTGCCCAGACTTTACCAGATGTAAACAAGTCTGCAATAGCGTTGACTCGGACGATTTTGTCATTGCCTCGGCTGGGGGAGAACTCTTGGACGGGGATGCCCATTGCTCTGAGTTCTTGTATAAGCGGGGCACCTGCTGCCTTTTTCTCCACAACGAACGCATCGGGTTCCCACTCCTTGTAATGTTTTAGTGCTATTTGTTTTAGTTCTGGAAAGGCCATACGGTCTTTAAACGCGTCTAGCAAAATAACCTGTGGTGCACTATTTTCTTCTTCGTTGTAGAACACCCCCCACGTCGTACACGCAGAATAGTCGGCGGTGGTCTTCGTCTCAAACGCCGTATCCCAACTCTGTATTACGTACTCACAGGTGGGTGGTTCATCGTGTTCCCAAATACGCCAGTGCTTTCTAGCAATAATGGCGGAGGCTTCTGAGGTAGGCTGCTGCATGTACTGCGCGTTCCAGTACCTCGGATCAATCGATGCTTTTGTTTTTTGCAACGCATCCAAAGGCCATTGTTCAGGCCAAAGGGATTTCTCGTTTTCTGTGCCCACCCCCAAAATGGCAGGCAGTTCCACAATCTCCCACGGGATTGCTTCAGGGTTACGCGTTTGATAATCTACTAGTCGTCCAGTCAGGTCAAGTAGTGACCACCTAGTCATAATAACTATGATCGCCCCTCCGGGCATGAGACGCTGTAACGGGCCCGTTTGAAACCACGACCATGCCGTATCAAAGGCAAGTCTAGAATTTGACTTAACGTCTTGTTCAGAGTGTGGATCGTCAATAACAAACAAATCCGCACCACGACCAGCCAAAGCACCGCCCACACCTGCTGCGTAGTACTGTCCTCCTGCGCCAGTAGACCACTTGCCTGCTGCTTTCTGATCGTCTGCAATTCGGGTGTCTGGGAATAAATCTTGGTACTCCTCAGACTCAATTAAGTTACGTACCCGTCGTCCAAAGTCTTCTGACAAAGAAGCGGTGTGGGTTCCCATGATGATCTTCTTATCAGGGAACTTGCCAAGAAAGTAAGCTGGGAACAGGTACGACGAAAATTCTGACTTACCCATACGTGGTGCAATATTAATAATTACCCGCTTCTTCTTTCCCGCAATCACATCCTCAAATATCTTAGACAGCTTACGGTGGTGTGGGCCAATCTTAAATCCCGGATACACATGCGTTGCAAATCCCAGCATGGAGTCTAGCCCAATCACCTTACTGGCTCGGGCTGTGCGTTCTTCCAAATCTGATAACAGCTCTGCTTTCTGTTGAGAAGAAAGCGTTGGCAGGACTCGGTTTAGTGCTTGTATTTCTTCAGGACTCAGGACTGCTTTCATGCGCCTCCTGATCGTTGTCTAAGGTTTGACTAGTGTTTTTTAAATTTTCTACAACGTCTGTTACGTCAGTGATTTCAACGATCTTAGCCATTTTCCCCAGTTTCTCTTTGATCCTAGCGTCTAGTTCTGCATCAGACAACTCTGCCTTCTTGATCTCGATCTTCTCGGTGAAGAGGCCAACTTCTGTGACTTTGCCCAGTAGGGCAAGCGCCTTTAGTCTGACGGATGCGGTGGGGTGTGCGGTATCTTCTAAAATCTTAGCGACTGTGTAACCACGAAGTTCTTTAGCGCGTTCTACAAACTCCCAATCGTAGGCCGTTAGCATGCCGACTAGATGTTGTACCGCTGCGGGTGTTTGCACTTTAGCAAGTGCGGAATGGGTGTGTTCTGGCGGTTGTGCAGTTACTAAACTGCTAAAGGTTTCTCTTGAGGCTCTTACATCTAACTCAGTTAAGACTTCCTCACCTACAGCACCAATACTTGTTAGCCAATCTTTCGTATTGATCTTAGCGTCCACGGCAACAGCCGGTTCGGTTTTTTCAAGCGGCACAAACCCCGAGGAAGACTCCTCAACGTCCGGTTCAAAATTAATCAAGTGTTCTAACATCGCGCTGGCCCTTGCAACCACGTTGGGCGCAGTGTATACTTAAGTTTGCAAGTGTGCAAGCGGCAACGCTTTTCATTTGCTTCTCCTTCACGCACTTCTCGCTTAGTGTGTTGACTTTACCCCCAGCCCGTCTGGGGGATTTTTTTGCCTGCATTTGTCAAAAGTTTGACAATAGTATTACGATTTTTATAATATTGGCTGTATTGTATAAGTGATAACTAGAAATGTTGAGTATCGGAGGGGAATAGTGTTCGTAGCAAGCCACCCCCTCTCTGCTTATTTTGGGGGGTGGGGGTACGGTGGGGTCGCTGTATTGCCAATTTGACACCAGAAATGGGGGTAAACGCACCCCGAATAGGGTACGGATATAGGGTTAAACGGCATCAAAAGGGGGGTGTGCTATAGTGAAATTGTGTCGAAACGGCACATTATCTCAACTTTATTTTATGGAGCTACAAAATGACTACATCACTCAAAGCAATCATCCTCTCATCAATCAAAGCTAATGAGGCGGCACTCAAAGCGGATGGCAAAGTAGCGGAACATGCTGCGACAATGCCATTGAAAAAGTACGTCAACGAAGTTGCGGCGGTACTTGCGGCACACTACGGTGTCGAGGCGCACGAATCAAAGCAAAACGCGGGGTTTATGACGTTCGAGAAAGATTCCGCCGCTTACCAACAACTGAAAAAATTCCGCAAACTTCACCCGAAGAACGAAGCTGCTACGGCATCATCCCGCAGCGAAGAAAAGAAAGCACCGAAGGTTGACGCCAAGCTAGTCGCTGCGATTCAGGATTTAATCATTGCATCTGGCATCGAAAGCAAAACGCAACTCGCCGCGATTCTTGCCGAGGTGAAAGCCGGTATTGAGTTCAACGATGCGTAATCATGTTGGGGGTAAGCGTACCCCCAATTATTTCAAAGCGGTAAGGCAGGGAAGCCTTGCCGCTGTTTCATTCCATGTCTAACCAAAGGAGCAACACCATGCAATTAACCAAAGCACAAGCAGAAGCATTACAAGCATTAGTCGATTACACATTGGCTAACGAACGCACACACTTTCTGGAATATGTGTCGGAAGGGGGTAATCCCGAAGACCATATTTATGGCAAGGCAATTCAATTGTCTAGCCTGCCTTTCTTCATGTCCGAATCAATCTAACCAGAGGAAAAAGCACCATGAACGCTAAAACCAAACTCCATTCATTCTTTCGTCTATCCAACGCAGAGATACAAGCCTACCGCGAAATGCGGGAACGCCAATCGATTGCATGGATGACAGGCAACAAGTCTCTAGCCTATGAGCTAGGCGCACAGATGCGCGAACTACGCAACCTAAACCCCGATTACCGTGCAATCGCTGCGGAATAACTAAGGAGAACTACCCATGAAACTACTCGACAAAACCACACGCAAAGAACTAGTCATCGGCGAAATAGTCCATGACTTCCGCAACAACCCCCACGTTCTAATCGATGCCAGACCGCCGCGCCGGGTGGCCGGTTCGAGCTCGAAGCCGACCGCCAGCCGTCCGAAACCGGCCTCGACAACCTCGGGCCGCGCGCCGAATTCGGCCAGACCCCAGCCGACCAACAGGAAGCCGAGAAAGATCAG